CTCAAGAAGAGGAGGCACCGCTGACGCCTGAGCAGTACACCCCTGAGCTGGGCAAGCAGCTCTATGGGGACACGGTGGCCACGGCCATTGAGGCCGCCAAGATCAACCCGCTCGAGATGGCCGAAAAGGTTTATTCCGGCCAGGACGTCAGCAGCTATGTCGATGCCCTGGTGGACAAGGGCGGGCTGCCTCGCCAGGTGGTGGAGACGTATCTGCAAGGCATTGCTCCGGCCAAGGCGCCGTCCGAAAGTTCGGCTGCGTCCCTTACCGAAACGGACGTGTCCGAACTGAAAGCCATGGTCGGCGGCGAGCAGCAGTTTCAGCAGCTCAGCCAGTGGGCGATGGACAACCTCGAACCACAAGAGCTGGCCGATTACAACGCGGCAGTGGACAGTGGCAACAAGGCTGCGGCTCGCTTTGCTTTGAAGCAGCTGCAGGTACGTGCTGCGGCTGCGGGCACCAGCGAGCCGAAGTTGATTGGAGGTGGCTCGGCAATCAAGGCCGACGTGTTTGAAAGTGATCAGCAGGCAGTCGATGCCCGCAGCAAGCGCGACAAGAACGGCAAGTTCCTGTACGAGACGGACCCCAAATACAGGCAGTGGTACGACAAGACCCTTTCCAGGTCAAATGTATTTCTGTAAGGTTTGGGCATGAGTTGATCTGCACCCGTGCAACAACTTGGGCCTCCTTAGGGAGATACCCCATGCTTGCCAGGCGGAACGGCAGGAGCTCCCTACCCAACTAGGCCAATGGCCAACGCTTCTCTCGACCGGATTGGTCAAATTAAAGGTGCAGGTGCAGTTGACGCCCTGTTCCTCAAGCTCGGTATTGCCGAGCTGCTTTCTGCTTTCGATCGCGCCTGCGTTTTCAAAGGCAAAATCCGCGAGCGGAACATCAAAGGCGGCAAATCGGCAGCGTTCCCGGTTTCGGGTCGCGCTGATGCCGCTTATCACGTCCCGGGCACCCCGATCCTTGGGGCCACCAACAGCCCTGGCGACCGTAATGAGCAGATCATCAACCTTGATGGCCTGATGATTGCGGACCAGGTCATCTATGACTTGGACGAGATGATGAACTACTACGACGTTCGCCAGGACGTCACTCATCAGCTCGGTCAAGCCCTGGCCCGGGAATGGGATCGCCGTGCAGCTCGCGTGCTGTACGCCGCTGCCAAGACCACTACTGAGCCCCTCTCCAAAGCCGGCAACGCCGGTCGCATCGGCCAAAGCCAGACCCTTTCGGCTGGCTATGCCGCTGCCACCAGCAATGCCAAGGGAGACGAGCTGGTCGGCAAGATCAGCGCGCTCAAGGTGGCAATGGCCAAGAAGGACGTGCCCACCAGCGACCTGCTGTGTGTGGTTGGCCCTGACGAGTACGACGTGCTGCTGGACTCCACCCGCGCCATCAACGCGGACTTCAACGGAGCCAGCGGCGAGAACGGCTCCTTCGCCAGCGGCCGCGTGCTGCGGGTGAAGGGCATCCCCGTGATCGAGTCGAACCACGTCACCCAGGCCGCCTACACCAACGGCACCTACGACAAGAACACTGCCTATCAGCAGGACCTGTCGAAGTGCAAGGCGATCGTGTTTCACCGCGATGCCATTGGTGTGCTGACCCTGCGTAGCCCCAGCCTGCAAGTCACCCCTCAGGGCGGCGACTTCAACATCATGTACCAGGCCAGCCTGATGGTCGCCCGCATGGCGATCGGCATGGGTGTCCTGCGTGCTGAATGTGCTGGCGTGATTGAACTGCCCTAGGTTTCTGGGCGGGATGTTCAAGCCCTCTGCTTCATTGCAGGGGGCTTTTTTGTGCTTGCCGATAGCATGAGGGCTGCACCCCTGCAGAACAGCGATGGGCCTTGCCAATCAGGCCATCACCCCGGGCCGCACGACGCTGTTGGAGGCGGTCAACATTTGCCTGCAGAACATCGGCGAGCAGCCGGTCAACAGCCTTGAGAACCAGCAGATCGTCGAAGCGACGATGGCTGAGCGCACCATCCTTGAGTTCCACAAGGAAGGCCAGACCCGGGGCTGGAGCTGGAACAGCGAGCAGGCCTACGAGTTCGTCAAGGACAGCTCAACCAACCAGATCACAGTGCCGGCCAACGTGGTGAGCTTTGCCGCTGATGCCTACCGCTGGGCCGGCCGGTTTCAGCTGCGCGGCCAACGGGTCTACGACAAGGAGAAGCGCACCTTCAACCTTGAAGCTGCGATCACAAGCCTTGAGGCTGACGTGGTGTGGCTGCTGCCGTGGGACGAGTGCCCAGAGGCGTTCAACCGCTTCATCACCATTCGCTCGGCCCGAGTGTTTAGCGATCGCGTCCTGAGCTCTGACGCGATCTTCAAGTACACGGCGCTGGACGAGCAGAACGCACTGGTTGAACTGCAGCGCGTGGAGCTCGAGCAGGCCCAGGCCAACAGCCTGACCGGCGGCCCCGGCCTTAGACCCTTCCCGACGTACTCGCCAGGCCTGGGGCTGCTGGGAAGGAACGAGGGCTACCTCCGTGGCTAATCTCGTCAGCTACACCATCCCCAACCTGATCCAGGGGATCAGCCAGCAGCCGGACGCGCAGCGTGAGCCGAGCCAGGGCGAGGTACAGATCAACGCAATGAGCTCGCTGGCCGAGGGCCTGCGCAAGCGCGAGTCATCGCAAGTCATCGCCAAGGTCAGCAACACCAGCTTCGGAGACGTCTACTTCCACCAGATCCTGCGGGATGCAGGCGAGAAGTATCTGGTGGTGGTGGGCAAGACCGCAATCAAGGTGTTTGACCTGGACGGCGGCGAAAAGACCGTGAGCGCACCTTACGGCTACAGCTACCTGTCCACGGTGCTCAGCGCCAAAGCCGACATCCGCGCGGCGAGCATTGCCGACTACACCTTCATTTCCAACACTCGAAAGGTCCCCGCGATGGGCGCGGCCCTGGCTCCTGCCGTGGCCAGGCCAGCGACGCATGAAGCCTTGGTCTGGGTCAAGGCGGCGAACTATGGCCAGACCTACAAGGTCAACCTGAACGGCACGCAGGCGACGATCACGACTGCGGTCGCTCCGATCATTGTCAGCGGTAGCACGACCACAGAGAACAGGATCAGCACAGAGGACATCGCCGAAAACATCAGGACGTCGCTGAGCGGCGTTTCGGGTGTGTCGATTGTCAGGAAGGGCAGCGTGCTGCATTTCACCAGCAGCAACGCCATCACGATTGCGGCTTCTGATGCACGAGCCAACGCCGACATCACTGCGATCACAAGCTCAGTGCAGGCTTTCACCGAGCTGCCGACGATTGCTCCGCAGGGCTACCAGATTGAGGTTGTTGGCGACCCGGGCAACAAGTTTGACGGCTACTACGTTCAGTTTGTGCCGCGGACAGGAGCTGGCACGTTCGGCGAGGGCTCCTGGCAGGAGACGGTCAGCCCAGGGGTTGAGTACAGCATCGACTCGACGACGATGCCCCACATCCTGGTCCGATTGCCAAACGGCACTTTTTACTTTGGCCCGGCCAATGGCAGCACTCAGGGCGGTGTCACAGTTCCGTCTTGGGGTCAGCGCAGCGCTGGCGACTACGACACGGCACCTGACCCCAGCTTCATTGGCTACCCGATTCAAGACGTCTTTATTTACAAAAACCGACTGGGTTTCCTGGCTGATGAGAACGTCATTCTGAGCCGGACGCGGGACTTCTTTGAGTTCTTCCCGGAGACGGTGACCACTGTCCTGGACACTGACCCGATCGACCTGACGGCCAGCAACAACCGGGTGTCGGTGTTGCGTTACGCGATCCCGTATCAAGACGAGCTGATCATCTTTTCTGACCAGATCCAGTTCCGCTTCAACGCAGCTGAGACGATCCTGACCCCGGCCAGCGCCGTGATCACGGTGTTAACCCAATACGAGATTGACCCGAACTGCAGGCCCATCCCGGTGCAGGGGACGATCATCTTCTGCCAGGCCAACGGGCAGTGGAGCCAGTTCCGTGAGTTCAGTGTTCGCGGTGCGGGCACGGCTCTGGTCGCCGACGCTTCCGACCTGACTGGCTACGTCAGCAGCTACATCCCTTCTGAGGTGTTCAAGCTGACGGCGAACGACACCGGCAACAGTTGGTTTGCCGTCTCCAGCAAGAGCGGTTTTACCGATCGGATCTACGTCTACAAATACTTCTACCGGAACACTGGCGGCGGGGCCGAGCGTGCGCAGAGCAGCTGGAGCCATTGGCAGCTCAGCGGGGCCGACAAGATTCTCTCGATCCTGTGCGTGCAGGAAACGATGTACCTGCTGCTCGAGTACGGCACCCAGGTGTGGCTCGAGAAGATGCAGGTCTCCGATCGCCTGAGTGACGTCACGCCCAACCCGTATCCGCTGTTGCTGGATCGGCGGGTGTCCACTACCACCGAAACCCCAGCCGCGATCCGCGTGGCGTCAGGCACCTACAACGCCACCACCAAGCAGACGACGTGGACTTTGCCTTACGCGGTCGCCGCCCTTACCCAAGCCTGGTCTGGCTTTGGCCCGACAACCAATGGTGGGGTTCTACTGGGCTGGGCCACCAGCGGCAACACGATTACGGCCAACGGCGATTGGTCGGGCAAGCCGATCTTTTTTGGCGAGGCCTACGACTTCGTTTACCGATTCACCCGCTTCAAGCTCTACAAGGAAGTTGGCGGCGGAAAGGTGGCGGCCAACGTCGAGCGCACCCAAGTGCGTCACGCCAAGCTGCGGTACCACGAGACTGCGTTCTTTGAGGTCCAGGTCATGGCCGAGCGCCGTGATGCGGCCCTTTACAAGTTCGACGGCACGGTGCTGGGCAGCCGCAACTCAAGCCTGGGCAGCGCCCTGCCAAACGGCTACAACCCCGAGAACGATCGCTATTTCGAGGGCGTCTTTCAAATCCCAGTCGCAAGCAAGGGCGAGAATTGCATCGTCGAGCTCCACAACGACACGGTTCATCCCTGCAAGTTCAGCACCTGCGAGTGGGTGGGGCTGGTGACCAGTCAAGCGAGGAGCCTGCAATGAAATGGTCCGAACCAACTCTTGCAAGGGTGGAGAGCGTTGCGGCCCAGCTGCGCCACCAGGACCAGCTTGAGGTCTTTTACAGCCATGGGGTGGGCGGAAAACAAGCAGTCGTGGAAAGCTGGAAAAACAGCCAGATCTGTCGTTGCATAGATGCAGATGACGGGAGGCCCGTGGGTATTTGCGGAGTCAACGGCACGTTGATCTGGCTGCTTGGCACCGACGGGCTGCTGGCTACTGCAAGCCACCGGCAGCAATTCATTCGTGGCGGGAGGGCCTGGATTGAGGAGCTGTTCTCCGACGGCCACATCCTGCTGGAGAACTGGGCGCTGGCTTCTAACCAGGCATCACTGCGGTGGCTGAAACACCTTGGCTTCACGGTGGAAGTGCCTGAGCCCAGGGGCCGCAGCGCGCAGCTGTTCTGCCATTTCTGGAGGGCTCGCTGATGGATCCGATTGTTGGGGGGATCATTCTTGGCGGCCTTAACGCCGGCATGGGCGTGCTTGGCGGAATGGCCGAAACCGCGGCAGCCAAGCAGCGGTACGTCAACGACGTGGCGTTCCAGAACGCCAACACTGAGTTTGCGCGTTGGCAAGCAGGCTTTAATCAGCGGGTCACAAATGCAAACGCTGAATACAACTATTGGCAGGAGACGGTTAATTACAACCAGAACCTTGCTTATAGCCGCAGCCTGGAGAACTACGAGCGGCTGAAAGAGATTGCCCAGGTTGATGTCGTCGCCAGAACCAGAGCCGGCGCAGTTTCCAACTTTGTGCGCACCAGCGAAGCGATCAACCAATCTGCCGCCGAGGCCTCCATGAGTGAGGCGGTTGCGTTTCAGCAGTACCAGGTTGCGGCGCTTAAAGCCCGCAGCAGGGCCATGGCGACCGAGCAGGAGGGGGCCACGATCGACCGCTTGTTCAACGACTACGCCAGGCAGGTCGGCGACTACCAGACCATTCAGGCGATCAACGAAGGGTTGCGGACGCGTCAGTACACCCGGGAGCAGGCCGGAGCCGTTGCTCAGTACATGAGCCAATACAACTCACAGAGCTATTACCAGGCGCAGCCGTACATGGAGCCGATCGCTCCGTTCGCCCCGCTGCCTGCGCTGCTTGATGCCCCGGCCCCAACGATGACGGGTTCTGGGCCAAGCGACGCCGCGGCCGGCTTGCGGATTGCCAGCGGAATCATGGGTGGCGTCAACGCCGGCTTTAGCACCTTTGCAACCCTGAAGGGGGTCATGAAGTAATGGCCAGCAATCTGCCGCTGAATCAGATCGTCCCGGCTGCCAAGCCGATTGACACTTTCATTCGTCCGGCAACGCCGAACGTCGCGGCTCCGGCGCAGCCGCAAATGATGCCGAACCCGCAAGGGATTCGGATGATCTCGCAGGGGTCAGGCGGCAATGTCGAAGGGTTCAACCAGTTCCAAGAGCTGGCCCTGGCCCTCAGGCCGTTCAGCGAAGGCCTGACCGACCTGGCGGGTCTCGGCATGAGGGTCTATGCCAGCAACGAATACGAGAAGGGCCGCAGCGAGGCAATGCGCGCTCAGGTGCTGTCCAACCAGCAGATGCTGCAGTCGCAGGCGGAATACGCCAACGAGAATCGCAGCCTGGCGCAGGCCGATCCGATCGGTGCGCTGATGATGGATCGGGTCAACCCGTACCGCGAGGCAGGCCGCCAAAACGCGCTGTCGCGGATTGCTGGTCAGGAGATTCAGCGCGCTGTTCTGAACAAGTGGCGCAATACACCAGGAGTTCAAGAACTGCCGATTGACTCGCCGGAGCTCAAGCGGATTGAGGCGGAGGCCGTTGACGAGGTAACTCGGAAATACAGGCTCAATCCAGGGTCGCCTGGCTTCATCGAAAACGTGCTGCCGCAGATTGGCCAGGCCAGTCAGCGGCTGTGGGAGACCCACGTTGATGCGCACACCAAACACCAGAAAGAAGTCGCCTGGCGCAACGCAGCGGCTGAGGCTGCTGGCCTTTATCTGAAGGCCAGGGACACCGGCCTGGTGGAGTGGCAAGCCTTTGACGAGGCAACAGGGCGGCCAATGCGTCGCGTTGCTCAGCTGAGCCAGGACCGGGCCGGGTGGGAGCAGGGCTTGCGCGTGCTGATTGCGCAAACGGCTGATCGGCTGGCGAACGAAACAGGCCTGCCTGGCGAGGCAAGCGCGTTCAAGCGTCAAATGTTTGAGCGGCTTTCGGAGATTGCCGAGCTGGCCGGCAACACTGAGCTCAAGCGGATTCTGCTTACGACTGATGGCGGGCCAGCCGGCAAAGACGGCCGCAGGCCCACGGTCAGCGATTTGTACGGGCTGGAGGTATTTGAAAGCGGCAACAAGGTTGGCCAGGCGTTGTGGCAGCAGCAGCAGCGGCAGGTAGATCAGGGCCTGCAGCGCTTTGAGTCAGACCTCGCGACGCTGACTTATCAGACCCCGGACGGCCCAGAGCGAGGCCGCCGCATGAACGAGCTGATGGCTCAGTACGAACAAGCAGGCGTCCCCAAGGGCAAGCTCATGGAGTCAGCGGCTCGAATGAGCAAGACGCTTGATGAGGTTGCAGGGCGCAGCTACGACACGTCGGGCATGGATGCCCTGCTGCAGGACATGCAGGCCCGTGCAGGCTCAGGGTGGAACGCCGCAGCCGCCGACCGCGAGTTTGAGTCTTCCCTTTCAGGCGTTGCCCCGCAGGAGCGCGCCGGGTATCGCAAGCAGTACGCCGACATCCGCAAGAGCAAAGAGCGAGAAAAGGACGACGTCCCAAGCCATCTCGTCAACCCGTTGATCGAGGGAGCGATCAAAAGTCGCTTGCGGCAGATGTATCCACAAGACGTCACCGAAGGCGCATTGCGTGGCGTCAACGTCACCGACCTTCTGGCCTGGGGCGATGCTGATGTCGCTCGCTCGGCGCAGCTGCAGTTGTCGGCCTACCGGACGCATGTTTACTCAAGGCTGCAGGAAGCCGCGGCTAAGAAGGGCGCAAAGCTCAGCGCTTCTGAAATCACTTCTGTAACTGGAAGGGCGCTGGAGGAGTACGGCAAGAGCGACGAGAAGAGCTTCAACCGGCTGTTCCCTGGTTCAGCAAATACAAATGAGCCATCGGTTGGCGGTCGTGCAAGGCCACCCGGCCCTGGGGCGGGTGCAGAACCTGCTCGACCGGCCGCGCCCGTGTACCCCTCTGGGCAGCTCGACAACATGCCCAACCGCAGCCAGCGGCTTAAGAACGGGGAACCTGTGCTGGCCCTGCCCAGCGTGCAGGAAGAAGTTGGCCGAGTGCTGAATGGTCAGGCGCCAAGTGCGGCAGCATCACGAGCTGCAAGGGATGCGGGGTTTGGCGGCAACGTCGGTCGCTGGCTTTTGCGCGAGGCCGACAACTACCCCTCGTTCACTATCCCCAACGACGCTCGGCAGCAGCTGCTGCGCAGCAGCCGTGACGCGCAAGGGATGTCCGACGCCATGCGCGTTGCGTCGGCCTCCAGAGGCGCAGTGCAGACGGCTGGCGGCTGGATTCTTGATGCGCTGATGGGCACCACACCGGCCTATGCCGCGCCCGTTACGGGAACCATGAGCAGGCCGCAGATGCCCAGCGGAGGCGGCGGGGCTACCCCACGTGGAAGCAATACGAGCTGGGACAACGTGGTTGCGATGGCGCGCTCCAAAGGCGCCAAGTTCCCTGAACTGGTTGCTGCGCAGTGGGCCCTCGAATCGAACTGGGGGCGCTCAACAAGCGGTCGGAACAACTTCTTTGGCCAGAAAGGCGCAGGCACGACACGTAATACCTGGGAGGTCGTGAATGGCCGCAGGGTCAATACCGCTGCGAGCTTCATGGACTTTGCAAGCCCATCCGACAGCGTCGGCTTCTTGGTGCAGAACTGGTACCAAGGGCGGGGCGGGGCCAACAACGCCAAATCGGTTGAAGAAGCCGCCCGCATCCTGAGGCGGAACGGTTATGCAACGGACCCCGAGTACGTCAACAAGCTGCTGCGCATTGTCCGCAGCAACAGGAGGCCCTAACCCATGCCACAGGAACTCAAGCAAGTGAATGGCCGCTGGGTTGTGACCGGCGCGCAGCGAAGCAGCGACCTGGCGCCTGTCGCGCCACCACCAGGGCAGCGGGTCATGCCCATGCCGGCACGTGTGGCAGCACCCCGGCCGCGGCCGCAGGGGCAGGCCAAGCCTTGGTGGGCAAAGCTCGGGAACGATCTGCTGTACGAGTGGCGCCAGAGCCCAATCGGCGCGGCGTGGAACCAGATCAACGTCGGCATGGCCGGCGCATCCGACAACGGTCTGCGCATGGGCTATTCAGCCGTGCAGCGGATGCAGGGCCGCAAGAAAGCTGACCCAAGCAGCGGGCGTTTTGGCGCCGAACTGGATCGCTTTGTCGATCAGACCTACCGCAAGTTGGGTGCCAAGCCGCCCTCGCAGATGAGTCAGGCTGAGCGCGACGTGGACCAGATGCGCCGATCGGTGGCGCTCAATCTGGTGCTGGCGCCTGTGTCACCTGGCTTTGGCGCGGCCAGGGCGGCAACTGCTGTCGGGATGGGCCTGCGCGGCGGCGCCGCTTTTGCGGTCAACGAAGCGCTGAGCACTTTTCTGGACGACAACACCAGCGGCAACATTGCCAACCTGCTGCAGCTTCCTGGCGCTGTGAATGTCGGCCAGGACGACATGGTGGACGCAGCCTTTAAGTCGCTGCTCCCCAACGCGGCTGCAAGCCTTGCGCTTGGCGCGGGCGCAGGCGCGGCTGTTGCCGGGTTCCGCAACATCCGACGCAACGTGCGCGCTCATCGAGCCGTGCAGCGCGAGGCGCAGCAGCGAGCCAAGCAGGAGGCGATGGGTGTCCTGCAAAAGGACGAAGCCGGCGCTTACGATTTCACTCCTGAGGCCAAGCAACCCCCTCAGCCAGCTGCAACGCCAGCAGCCCCAGAGCCGACCTTCCAAGAGGCCAACGCGGCGATGGAAGCCCGACTGGGCATGAGCCAGCTTGAGGCTGCTCCAGCTGCTGCTGCTGAGGCAGCGCCTGAGCCCAGGGCGATCCCAACGATCGACGACGCCACCACCGAGAACTTCGGCAAGTCCCAGGCGGCTGAGCTGCCAGAAGCCGATCCGTCGATCGACTACTGGACCTACGACCCTGAACTGCCCGAGAGCACAGCGCTGGGCAAGACGCTCGAGGAGCTCAGCGACCAAGAGCTGGTGACGGTGGTCAGCAACCCGGGCCTGCCCGTGGTGGAGCGGGTGAATCAGGTCATCGAAGCCAGGGGCGCGATAAACGCCCCGCCGCCGCTGTCAGAGCAGATGGTGATGGCCCCAACCGATCGGCTGGCCGATGACTACCTGCAGGGAATGACCCGCACGCTTGGAGCCAGGCAGGACTACGAGCTGAGGCCGCTGTTTGACCCTGATGCCAATCCCGATTTGTGGCGCCGGGCTCAATCAATCAGCGGAGTGGATGACCCCAGTCAGCTGACCAGGGCCGACATGATCGACACCTTCAAGGCACTGGAGGGCGAAGGCCGGACAGTCCTGACCAACCGGCTGACGGGATCGCAAATGATGCCCACCCCCGACATCCAGGCGGCGCCCAAGGTGTTTCAGTACAAGGGCGGCGTCAACGAGGCGGGAGAGCAGCTCGGCAACTCGCTGGAAGGCATGGAACGCTGGGATCCCAACGGCGAGGGGATCATCCAAGTGTGGCGCGATGCCGCTGGCGAAATCGGCCCGGCCGGACAGGTCTACGTGGTCAACGGCCACAACCGGCTTGCGCTTGCCAACCGCTTGGGGATCCCCTCCATGCGCGTGGAGTTTCTCGATGCGGCCACAGCGGCTGACGCAAGGTTGAAAGGCGCCATCGCCAACGTGAGTGCCGGCCAGGGCACGGTGTTCGATGCCGCCAAGCTGGCCCGCGAATACGGGATCACCACGGCTGCCGACCTGAAGAAGCTCGGCAAGCCCCAGGCCAGTGGCTTTTGGAAAGACGGGATTGCGCTGAGCCGGCTGCCGGAAGACGTGTTTCAGGGTGCGGTCAATGCTGCGGACGATCAGCTGAAGCTATTTCGGGTGATCGGCGAGTCAGGCGCCGACGAGGAAACAATGCGTGCGGCCTACCGCTACTTGGTGGAGCAAGGGCCAAGCGCAGTTCCCGAGGGCCGCCTGCGGCAGATGCTGGCAATGGCTGGTCGGTCCCCCGCCGCCTCGTCCGCTGACGACGCCCAAGGCGACGTCCTTAAGGGAACGGAGTGGTCCCTGCAATTCAACCAAGGCTTTGTCGCCAAAGCTGACCTGGCGGAAGCAGTAGAGCAGATGCTTCGGAAGGAGAAGAATCTATTCCGCACCGTGGGCCGCCAAGCCGGCCAGATCAAGCGTGTGGGAACTGTGGACGCTGGCGCCGCCAAGGAGATCAGCGGCGAGGCTGCTCGGGCGCTTGACCTGTTTGATCAGATGAAGTTTGAGACGGGTCCGATTGGCGACCTGTTGAACGAGAACGTGCCAAGCGTGGTAGCCGGCCAAAGGCCTGGCGATGTGGCCAGAGGCATGAAGAACAGGCTGGTCGCCGAGATCAAGAAGCTCATGGGCGAGGACGTGGCGCCAGTCACCGACGTGATGCAGGAGGACATGTTTGCTGCTGCAACCAGGGCAGCCGATGAGCCGCAGGGCCCGATCGAGCTGACGCCTGATGAGCGCATGGCGATGGAGGCCCAGGCGCTGCAGGAGGGCATCAGCAACGGCGAGGTGCGGCCGCCCAATGCGCCGATCCCTGAACTGCCCGAGCCGGCCCAAGTGCGGCTGGATGAGCTCACGCTGGATGAGCCACTGGCTCCTGGCAGCAAAGCCGCCCAAGCCGCGGCCGACGAAGTGCGGCTGGCACTGGAGCACAAGCAGGCCGATGCCGCAATGGCATGGGAGCAGCAGCAAGCTGCTCGCGATGCGTTTGCCTACGAAGACCTGACCTTCGACGAAAAGATGGAGATCAGGAACGCCGTTGCAGGCGTGCCTGACGTAAAGATCGCGGACATCCTGCAGTCCACCATGCGTGCGATGGCCGAGTCCGATGCACGGCTTTATCGCGGGCTTGGCGAATCGTTGGGCAACGTCAAGCAGGGACTGGGCGAGCTGGCTGACGCTCCGGTCCGCCCCGAACCCATGAGGCTGACCGCTGGGGCTTCGCAACCAGGGTTTACCCTGCCGCAAGAGCTCAGCAAATCTGCACCGCGCTATGGCCGGTACACGGTGAAGTTCGACTCCGACCTTGACCGTGCTGCCTACGTGCTGGCCAACGACGCTGTGAAGCCCTCCAAGGCCGCTTCCAAGTTCCGCGCTGCCATCGAGGCAGCCGGCATGGACTCGGCCGAAGTGGTGGCCCACGGCAAACGGGTCAAAGCGGCGCTCAAAAAGGCCGCCCAGGGCAACCTCACCGGCCAGGTAGAGCTTCCTGCTCAACCGTTTGGCGACGTGGCCAAACCACCGACCAAAGCTGGCGCCGATCGCGTGCGGCAGCAGATTGAGGTGAACAACCAAACCATGGACGACATCCGCCGCAAGGCTCAACAGGAGGGCTGCTGATCATGTCTGGCAACAACTGCGACGACGCTTTCCAGCAGATCCAGGACCTGCAGGAGCAGAACCGAAAACTGCAGGAGCAGGCGGATGAGATGGAGCGGCAGATGAAAGCCGCTGGCGTCTACAGCTCTGCTGCCAAGGGCGACAGCGTGATCCTGCCGGGCCGCAACGGCCCTGTGGAGCTCGACACTGCCGACATCCAGCGCGGCTACCAGCAGCTGGCTGGGGCGATGTCATCGGCTGAGGTGGACGACATGGTGGCCCGCGGCTTCGACCAGGGCGCCAAGCCCAATGGCGCTGACGGCCGCTTCCAGAACTACGACCGTATCCTGCAGGAAGTAGAGATCAGCACGGCTGAGGACTACGCCAAGCTCGCCGAGGCCCTGGGCATCACCCAAGCGCGGATCGCGCCGAACGACTTTGCGTTCATCACCGAGACCTACGGCAAGGAGCGCATCGCCGATCTGGTGAGCAGCTACTACCGCGACCTGGGCGCCAGCGACCCTGACCTACTGGCCAAGGCTGCAGTCAAGACGGCACCTGTGCTCAACGCAGTGGAGAACAAGGTGTGGCTGCGGCTGTGGGCCGATCGCACCAAGCGCGTCTACCTCGACACGCTCGAGCAGATGCGCGATTACATGCGCGCCATCCCCGGCGACCCGGTGCCGGCCGAGCTGCAGCAGCAAGCGTTCAAGCAGTACAAGCTGGCGCTGGTAATGGAGCGCCACAACAACCTGGTGACGCGCCGACACGCGCAAGCGCTGCGCAGTCAACAGGAGATTCTGGGCCTCGAGCAGTTCCGGCTCGACCTGGGCGACGAGCAAGAGCTGGCCGATGTCATCGGCATGACCGCCCGAGACCTCGACAAGGATGAGCATTTCGGCCGCGTCTTTGAAGCGCTCGACAACCGCGACGAAAAGCAGTTGAGCCTGCTGATTGACGCGACCGAGATCGACGGGCTGGATCCCAAGGCCAGGCTCGACAAGGACTGGTTCAACACCCACATGCGCATGGCCAATGCGCTGATCAAGGACAGCCAGCTGGGGAACCTTCAGACCCAGGCCAAGATGAACGCCGGCAGCAACGTCGTGATGGCTTTCTTTGGGCCGTTGCAGCAGACGTTCGAGAACGGCTCCAAGCTGGTCCCGGTCGGCACCCAGATGACCCGCGAGGGGCTGCTGGAGGCCAGCAAGATCACAGCTGAGGCTGGTCAGTACGCCCTGCGCTCGATGAAGGGCATGTGGCTGCGCGACCTAAGGCGGGTGTTTGAAACCGGGGTTAGCCATTACAGCGGCAACCTCGACACCTACGGCAAGAACCTGCTGACCAACGCGCAGGAGGCGGCCGACATGCAGGCCATCCTCGACATGCCATACAAGCCAGCGGCTCACCCGCTCCTGGCGATGGCGCACCCACACAACGTGGCGCTGTTCACCAACAAGCTGCAGGTGGCAGCGCGGGTGCTGGCCCTGACCAAGCCGTTTGGCGCCAAGGAGATGGACCGCTTTGCGGCGGCCTGGTCGGCGCTGGGCATCGACATGGGCAAGGGCGTGCAGCGGCTGAGCATCAGGGACATCGACACCTACGTGCCGTGGAAGCCGTTCCTGCGGGGCATGGCTGCCACTGACGAGGTGTTTGGCAAGTTCCAATACCTCTTCAAGCTCAAGGCTGACCTTGAGGTGAAGGCCCGCATGGAGGGTGCCCAGCTGGGCCTGCTCAGCGAGCAAGACCGAGCCGCCTGGGTGCAAGCCCGCATCGAGGAGGCGATCTACCAGGCCAAGCCCACCGAGGCGAACATCAAGGCCTTCCGCAAGCAGAACAACCTCAAGGGCAGCGACTTCACCGACGACGAGATCGCGGCGATGCTGGCCGAGAGCAACCTGGCCGGGGCACCCACGCTGGGCACGCCCGAGTCAGCCGAGGCGCTGAACTACTCGGCCGCGATGCGCTTCCAGAACGCTCCTGAAGGCAACCCGGGCGAGGCGATGGATCGGGGAATAATGGGCTTCCGGCAGAACTGGATGGTCGATCGCTTCCTGATGCCCTACTGGCGCTCGCCATTCATGGGGATGCTGTTCGATCACCGCCTGGCGACAGCCGGCATGGTGGACACCATCAAGATGCTTGGCGGCAACAACCCATCGCCCGAACTGGTGGCACGGGTGAAGGCTGGCTGGGTGATGAGCGGTGCGCTGCTGGCTGCCTTCGGGGCCCTGGATGCGGCAGGGCTGGTCAAGGGTGGCACTGATCCCGACCCGGCCAAGCGCAACACGATCGGTGGCATCAACCTGGGAGGCCTGCCGGTGGCCAACACGCTGTTCCTGTGGAAGGACATCCTCTCCACGGCTGAGGCGGCCAACAGCAACGACTACGACGGCCAGGAGTTGGGTCTGGCGTGGATGAAGGTGATGACCAACCACATCACCCGCCAGGCCGGCCTGCAGCAGGTGCAGCTGCTGCTCGACTACATGCTCGATGGCAGCCAGCGGGCGGGCGAAAAACTGCGCCAGGCGGTGGCGTTTATGGGCTCAGGCCAGATCCCATTCTCTGGCGCCATTCGCAACGTGGAGAGGCTTGCAGGCAGCAGCCGGCTCGACTTCTACCGCGATGCGCCTGACACTGCTGCGCAGAGCTATCTGCTCGAGAAGGACAACCCATTGGCCAAGGTTGAGCAGTTTCTGCGCAACTGGGCCTATGACAGCTCGGGCCTGGTGGCCCTGGCGACCGGCGCCAAACGCAAGACGGCTGATCACCTGGGCAGCCCTTTGGGCCACATCGCTGGCATCAACTTCTCCAAGGCGCTGCCGTTCTTCCCATCCGTGTGGCCCAGCGGGAAGATCAACGACACGGTCTACAGCGAGCTGGACACCCAGGACATGCTTGATCCGCCCAAGCCGCTGATGACCCGCAACCTTGAAGGGATTGCGATGTCGGATGACCTGCAGGAGGAGTACAACGCCATCCACGGGTCGATCAAGGGCAGCCCCGAGCTGCCGCCCACAGCGCGCCTGGGGCTGGCCGGCAAGAAGGTGCAGGCCTACTTCCCGATGCCCATCGAAGTGGTGTCTGACATGGGCATCCGCATCAAGAAGAACGGCGGCGCTGCTTTGCCCCTGTCGCAGATCCTCGACAAGGTGACTGCCGGAAAGACCAAGAAGGAAGCCTTCTACGCCCTGTTCACCAGCCCCTGGTATCAGGCAATGGAAGACGACCCGGCCACCACCGCCAACCCAGCCGGCGGCCTGCCCAAGGCGATGCGGCGGCAGAAGACAGCGCAGCTGCTGATCAGCGGCATCACGGCCTACTACGACCTGCTGACCCAGGACGAACTCGAGCGCCGTGCTGCATCCGGCCAAAGCCCTGCTGCCAAGCAGTGGAGCGACGCCAAGAACGATCTGGCAGAGCAAACCTTCCGGCAATCCGAAAGCGCTTTGCGCACTCTTGGCAAACGCTTGAGCAATGCGCTAAGTCCGGCAGAATAAAGTCTGCAGTAGTGCAGACGTCAAGTGCCCTTCTCCTATGCACAATACGCGGGCAACGGGTCCACGACGACCTTTTCGGTCCCGTTCCCGTATTTGCTGAAGGCGCACGTCAAGCTCTACACGGGTTTCAACATCCTGAACGGCACGTTCACCAACCAGCTGGTGGATGGGGTCGATTACACCTGGACGAGCGGTACACAGGTGCAGACGACAGCCGCTCCCGCCAACGGGGTGACGCTGACGATCATTCGTGACACGCCGGACAGCTCGCAGCTTGTCCCATGGCAAGACGGCTCCAACCTGACTGCAGATGACCTGAACAATGCAGACTTGCAAAACCTGTACGTGGTGCAGGAGCAGCAGGACAGGAACGATGCTGGGACTGTGGCAGCCATTGCCGCTCAAACTGCGGCTACCAACGCCACTGCTGCAGCTACTGCTGCAACGACAGCGGCAAACACAGCCAATGGCACCGCAGCAGCAGCCACCACTGCTGCTAACAACGCAGCAACTGCTGCAAACGCAGCAACTGCAGCTTCGACTGCTGCAACGACAACGGCCAATCAGGCATCTGTTGATGCCGCTGCGGCCGTCAGCACCGCCAACACGGCCAACACCAATGCCAGCAATGCGCTGAGCACCGCCAACAGTGCCAACAGCGCTGCAAGCGCTGCTACCAGCACCGCCAACAGTGCTAGCAGTGCGGCAAGCGCTGCTAGCAGCATCGCTAACACCGCTGCAAGCAATGCGTCAGCGGCGGTGTCAACAGCCAATGCTGCCTCCAGCACTGCTGCCACGGCGTCAAGCAATGCCACCACCGCGGTCAATACAGCCAACAACGCACTGAGCGCAGCCAACAACGCTGTCAGCACGGCCAACACAGCGAGCACCAACGCAAGCAACGCGGTAACGACTGCCAACGCGGCAAACAACACTGCCAACCAAGCCGCGGCGGCCGTGTCTCAAGCGGTGTTGTTCACGCTGGTGGCGAACGTGGCGGCGATTCCGGCCAGCCCTGCCAACAACACGTACATCGAGGTTGGCGACAGCACTGGCATTGGTTCGTTTTCGCCGTTGGCGGGCTTACCTGGTGGCTTTGTTGGCGATCCTGGCCTGACAGTGCGGATCCGCTACACCACGTCGGGCAATACCTGGAACTACCTGAGCTACTTTGCCAACAACCCTGAAACTCGGTATTTAGGGTCTGGCAATCTTGCTTCTCAGGCAGAAGCAGAAGCGGGATCGAACAACACAAAATGGACAACACCGCTGCGTGTGGCGCAGGCGATCACAGCGCTTGCGACTTCAGGTGCAACAGGTGGTGGCACTGACAAAGTGTTTGTTCAAAATGACCAAGTAATTACCACCAACTACACCATTCCAGTCGGCAAGAACGCTTCATCAGTTGGGCCTGTGTCCATTGATGCGGGCGTGACTGTCACTGTTTCCGCCAACTCCACCTGGGTACTTCTCTAATGGCACCTTTCGGAAAAGTTAAAGCCGACTCCATTGAGTCGAGCACACAGGTTCTCACTGTTGACAGCCTGGCCACCACGTCAAGCGCGACTCCGCCATCACGCACGGTGTCCGCTGGCACCGGCTTGACGGGCGGTGGTGATCTGAGCGCAAACCGCACCATCAGCGCTGATGTTGCAAGTCAGGCTGAGGCTGAGGCTGGCGCCAGCAGCAGTAAATTGATGACCCCAGAGCGCACGGCGCAAGCCATCACGGCGCTGTCGCCTGCGCCTGTGTATGCGTCGCAAGCGGAAGCAGAAGCCGGGACGATCACGAACAAAGTGATGAGTCCCCTGCGCACGGCGCAGGCGATTGCGGCGTTAAGCGGCGGCGCTGTCTACTACAACCGCCGACCCGCATTGCATCGCGGTTCGCTCTTCTACAAGACCGCTGGCACCACGATCAGCGTTGCTGCTGGTGCTGTGCTGAACGGCAAGTATTACGCCACGGCTACGGCTGTGACGATGCCCAGCCACAGCAACAACACCGACTACGCCATTTGGCAGCACCCCAGCACCGGGGCCCTGGTGGGAGATGCGAGCTTTACCACGGCTCCTGCAGGGGCTACGGGTGGCTCGATTGTGGGTGGTTACCACTACATCCCCAGCGGGCGGCCTACGGCTGAGAACAACGGCAGCCCGACGGGTTCAGCCGAGATTCTGGAGTTCAGCATCTGGGATCTGACTTACCGGCCCAGCTGCCCGGATCCCCGCGGCATGGCCTGCATCAACGATGCGTTCTGGATTGACCTGTACCTGGCCGGCGCCACCAGCTACGCGGGCAGCACGTTCTCTGCTGTGCCGAGCAGCAAGATCGGCCTGACCATTGCGGATGGCTCCAGCGCTCCGCTGGTACCGGCTCAGTACGGCGGCAACGGCAGCACCACCTACGGCAGCTTTACGTGGTACGAGGCATCAGAGATGGCCGCGAGCTTTGGCAAGCGTCTGCCGTTTTATGCCGAGTTTGCTGCTGCAGCCTTTGGTGCCCCGGAAGCCGGCAGCCGCGGCACGGATCCTGGCACCGTGGTCTGGGAGCGGGCCAGCAAGTTTGGCCTGGCACAAGCCACCGGTGTGATGTGGCAGTGGGGCGCAGACACCAGCGGCAACGGCTCTGGCGGCTCCTGGTCGGCCAACACAGAAGGCCGGGGCAGCGTGTACTCCACTGACGCCCGCGCCGTCATCCTGGGGGGCTACTGGGGCACCGGGGCCAACTCCGGCTCACGTCTCGC